GTTGAAAGTTACACAATAGAGAGCGAGCGGCGCCCTCCCTTCGGGGGGGGCAGGGTCAAACCCTTCAATGGGCGACTGCCGCAAGCGATCGGCTCGAAAATCGAGCGTGACCCGTACTTTTCATTGGTACCCACCGTTTGGAGGGACCATGGTACGGAAAATGAGCACTGGTTCAGTGCTAAGAAGGCTCGCCTGATCACCAGATCGGCGAGTCGGGCTTCCCTCGCGTTTCGCAAGGGGAAGTCTAAGAAGGCCAAGTCCGAGTCGGGCTCGGCCTTCCTCAGCCGCGACGAGGAGTCCTCGCTGCGGCTGAAACTCGAGTCTCTGGGATGTTCGCGGGAGTACTGCGACATCCTATGCTCGAGAAAGTTGTCCTTGATCAATCGTATCGAGGACACCATAGACGGCTTTATCACTGCAGTGGTGGCCGCCAACGTCCGCTGGCTTGAGCTGGGGACGAGTGACCGTACTGTCATATGCGACATAGTACGGGCTATTATCTGCAACGGCGCGACTAGCGCTGCGCAGGTTATCAAGGACTGGAAGAAGACCGTCCTTGTAATTCAGTCCGGGGCCTTCAAGATGAAGACCCTGGATAGACCGGATGACACCGGGAGTACCTTCAAGCCACTGATGAAGCTCAGCGGATTGAAGGGTGTGGTCGTTGACGGCTGCGCTAACCACGCTGAAGTCACGATGATAGGACACCTCTGCCAGACGCGGATGATGCCCTTTATAGGCGGTGAGACCTCGAAGGAGGCCTACGCCAAGTTCAAGCAGGTCATGACGACGCCCGTTGAGACGGACCATGTCGTGCTTGAGAAACTACGCTATGCCGCGGTAATCGTCGGTAAGCGCTGTAAGCGGTACCACAAGGGGCAAGGAATTAGCCCTGTGAGTACCCATTTCTCTGCGACCTCATCAGGGGAAGCAGAGTTCTCGCGTAGCAGGGGCGGTCAAGCCGCAGCCCTGCTGGCGGGGTGTAGGCCCTATCTCGAGGAGATCCCCGAGGAGGACCAGGACGAGGAGACCCCGTTTGGGGTGGCCTCGCATCGGAGCGGCGTCCCGTTATGGAAAACGCTGTTCCGCGACGCGGATTCCCAGCGCGAAGTATCGCGCGGGGAGTTCGCAAGGCCGAGGGAGCTATGGGAGCTCCCCGGCCGTCTCTGGGGGCTGGACGAATCGTTCGGCAAACAGTCACTCTACTGCGCCTGGAAAGAGGCGCAGAAGAACGTAGGTCCGGTGGCATCTCGAGCTGAGGTGAAGCCGGAGAAAGGGAACAAGGCCAGAATCATGACCATGTCCCCTTGGTGGGTCGGGGTGCTACAAGCGCCCCTGGCTCACGCAACACAAAGCGCATTGGAACTCAATCCGCTAGTGTACTCAACCTTCCATCGCCCTAGCAGTAGCTGGTCGGCGAACGAAGGGCTGATGGGCAACCACTTCGGTGAAACCGAGTGGCTGCTTACATCTGACCTAGTTGGTGCTACCAACTACATCAGATTCGATACCGCCGAAGCGATGCTAAGGGGGTTTATCGACGGCTTCGGGCTCATGTACAATGGGCCCGCGGCTGACGGCTACCTTGAGTCCGTTTTGCGGACCATGAAGGAGCACATTATCGAGTTGCCGGATGATGATTTCATCCAGACGACCCGAGGGATCATGATGGGCGAGCCTATGGCTAAAACCATCCTGACGCTCCTCAACCTCTGCGTTGAGGAGATCGCGTATTGCGAGTTCATGGGAATTAACCATGCACTCGTAAACGGGACAGAGACGTACCGCGAACCGTGGTACTACTGCCATATTGGGGGTGATGATATGATCACTAAGGGGCCCGAGCCCCTCCTCAATATCCAGACCAGGACCTTTATCGAGGTCGGGTCTGAAGTATCACCCGATAAGCACGGGTGGAGTAGGACCGCCATTCGCTATTGCGAAGGGGTCCTGGCGATCGACGCGAATCTCCGCGCGCCGCCAAAGCGTTCTTCGGGGCCGGGACCGGCCTCGATGTACGTTGACATCCTAAAACTTAGGATGATTACGGGAAGTGCTTCGATCCTGAAGGACGAGGGAACTAACCCGGCTGTCGGGAAGGCCAAGAAGGTCGAGGCCGAGACATCATACACGAACCCGGGGCTGATCCCGGGTATGGGGGCCGTTTTCAACGCCCTCTTCGTGTCTTACCACAAGAAGTGGTTACCCTCCGAGTCGACCGACCCGGCGGGCTTCAACGCCATAAAGCTCCCGAAGGAGTTAGGCGGGTACGGGCTTGGCCACAAGTGGGAACTTGGCCAGGTCCTAACAAGGGCGCCGCACTGGATCCAGTGTACGGTGCACAAGATGCTGCTCGGGTTCGATATAGAGCCCGAGATCGCTTCACTCAGAGCCCTGTCGTCGTCTAGGACGGTCAGGTCTGTGAGGGCCATCGCGGAAAACAGAACCGCGATGGAGGCTGCAGTGAAGGGGTATATCCCTTTCCTCCAGACAAAGACGTCGGCCGAGATCTCGGCCATGTACCCCGATGTAAAGGAGTACGGCGTCAAAATAAAGCTCGCCAGACGCGACGGCTTTATGCGCGTACCTGACGTCGTCGAGGCGCAGGTCCGCGGGAACCTCTTCCAGGCCCTACTTATGGGGACCGACGAGAGGGACGCTCGCTCCCCCCACCCTAAGTGGAGGGACGAGTACGACAGGATTCGCAGGGGATTCCCTGAGAATCTGTATTATGGGGCACCCGATTGGGGTGCCTTTGGAGGACCTGACAATGTTGCCAGGACTCTACGGTCTGAGCTCTGGAAAATCTGGAGCTCGGACGTCTTCCTGTTCGTTAATTTCATCAACGAGCAGGGGTTCGACACGTCCCCACTTGAGGACGGGTCGCCGCCAGGCGAGGACGACCGTTACCGGTTCAAGCCTGTGCATTTCCTCAAGTCGTGGGCGATTCGCCTTCCGACTTTGAGGTTGAAACCCAAAGACTTGGGAATCAGAGCGAGGAACTTCTCGCAGCAACTACCTGGAACGGAGTAGCCCCATAGGGCAACGTCCAGGCGATCGCTTGTGTAACAATCTG